GCATTTTTACCCGTATCATAAACATACATCCCATCGTCTCTTACAGACACCTTAGGGTTATATTGCGTAGGGTCTGCTCCAGGCATTTTCTCATAGCCTACATTAGGATATTTAGCATTCCATGCTGCATAATCTGGAGTCGGTGTCATTTGAGTCGGTTTATCCTCTCTTTTTTTTAATGCCATTATCTGCCTACTCCTGCAGTCGTATCGCTAGGCTGCATAGCGCTCATAACATCCTTACTTTGGTCTGCTTGCAAGTCTTGAGACATAGAAGCAGGCGGATATAAGTCTATTTTTAATTGTAATTGTGCGTAAACTTGATTTTCTATATATCTCTGGTCTTTCTCTACAAGCTGCTCAAAGGCTAGATAAATGACTTTAGACTCTGACTCTGTAGATTGACCGCCACCGCCTGGTACAATCTGAGGCAGCCCGATAGTTCTATAAAACTTATTTCTTATGTCTTCTCTCCACGACATAATTGCTTGGCTTATATTGACTTGTACTACCTCATAACTTACAGAATTAACATCGTCAGGTATATAGATATTCTCTCCTTTATTGACTGCAGAGTCCATTTTAGCTGTAAAGGCTGCTATTTTAGTAGGGTCATCTGTACCTACCTTAAACATAATCATAGGTCTAGCTTGCCTATGCATTATTTTTCTCAAATCCTCAAAATTCTCATTCTCTGCGAGTATTGTTTTTTCAATCGACTCTATATCGCTAATTCCATGTATCTGATTACCCATCCTATTGTTAGATAAATGAAAAATCTCTTCGGGTTTAAACTTTACAGGGCTGCTTCCTTTAATTCTTGACTCTTGCTCGTATCTGACTATTATTCCTTTTCCGTCTACTACTATTTTTATAGTCCCGGGGTCTAGTGGCTTTAAATTAAGTATCATGCCTGTTTCTTCGTCTCTTATAATTTCTGCAAAAGAGTCACCGCCTACTCTCCGCATTACTTCCATATTAAACAAAATATCCTCAAAAGTATCTTTTCCCCAGCCCTTTATGTTCTGAAGTTTTACTATTGTCTCGCTATCAGCTGTAAATCCTTTTCCTACATTCCATATTGCTTTCATTAACATAGCCCCTTTTAAGTCTGCTATCTCATTAAAATAACCCCAATATTTATCCCACTTAGTATTTATCCATGTATTCTCGCCATCTTGCACTCCGTCAATATTTTTAGAATTTACTGAAAGGTCTTTAACTGCATTAGACATATCACCTATTTCTGCATTAGCTATTCTTAATTCTCCCATGTTATCTTATTGCTGCTCCGCTTATTTCTATTTGAGTGTTATAGCAGTTTTTACAAACATAATGAGGATTGACCATCTGGCTGTCAAAAATAAATATATCATTCCCCTTTATTTCTATCCCGCAGTCTTTACAATTTGTTATTTTTATCATATTATTCTATGTTCTCCATTTTTATAAATCTATCACAAACGGGACATTTACGATTAACTTTGATGTGCCATTAGAATAAATAGAGGATGGTACTCTACCCATCGGGTCATGCCCCATAGCAAGAATAATAGAAGTCCCGTCTCCTTTGCTGAATAGCTGGATTTTAGCTTTTAAAATATCTCCTTTCTTAAAAGAAGTCAACGGAAGTGTTACAGGGACTAAAGACATATAGTTGTCTATTGTGCTTGTCCCGCTTAAAAAGTACATATTTGCTCCTGACGCTGTTGCTACGCTTGTATCATTTTTATAAATTGTCACATCTATATAATGATTACTGCTGTCTGTGCCATTAGGAGTAACTATCCTTGTTGGGACATTTGCGTAAAGAGTACCTTTTATTAATTTAGGCATATTGAAAGTTGTTTTAAATGTCTTTGAGATTATAGAAGTCCATGATGCCGTTTGATTATTTCTAGTCTCCCATCCAGTGGGGTTATTGGTAGGATTTATTCCTGAAGAATAAACTGCAGAAGTAAGAAGCGCTCCCGATAAATCGGTCACTGGATTATCAGTCGTAGCTCCATAAAAAGTCTTTATTCCTGTCCCTTCTGCAATATCATAGAAATCAAAACTTGTGACTGAGCTTTCTCCCGACCTACGATAAACTACTGGTACGCCCATGTTAAACTATAATCTCTTTTATTTTATCGTCTTTTAAGGCTTCCCACAAGGCTGTAGAACCATCTTTCAAAACATCTAGCATTGTAGATGCTTCCAACCTCGAAGTATAGCCAGACATATCATAATTTATAATTTTCATAGCAATTAAATTAGAAGCTAATTCCGCTAGTGCTCCAGAGAACTTAGCTGTAGGTGGATTTGTATTCCAATCTCTTCTAGTTATCGTATTTATAGAAGCCTCTACCTGATTGCTAAGATTGTCTAGTGCAGAAGCATTAGCTAAAAGTGACGCACTTGCATTTACGCCTGCTTTAATTGCTGCTGCTCCTGATATGCAAAATCCCCATGCCATTATTTGCCCATCCTAATCATGTCGGTTAATTGCTCTAGCATTTCGCCTATAGCATAAGCATCAGTAGAAACTATCTGCTTCTTAGGGTCTGTAGAAGTCTTGTCTGTTGTGTATTTGTCTTTGAAGCTCATAATATACCTACTTGCACCATATATTTAAAGTTTTGTCTCGTGCTCCCCATGCAGCACGGATTAGACTTTCTGCAATATGGTTATAGTTTCCTGTTATAGTAAGGTCTCTCGACTCCTCATCTATTTCTAACTGGATTGATTTTAGAGATTGGAATATCTCCGGGTCTTCAAGCAGCTTAATTTCTCCACGCTCCATAAGAACCAGAAGATTGTCGTATAAATCATTCTTTAATATCTTCTTTAGTTTCTTATTTTCCCTATCTAAACTTCTAGAAGCATTGTTTATGGCTACAACCTTTCTCTTCGTTTGCTCGGTTTCTAGAAGATGGTCGTAGACACCTACACCCATACCGCCATCGTCTAAATAAATCTTTTTGCACTTCCAGTGGCTGTCTTCATGAAGAACATTACGCTCTGTTTGTGTCGTCATCTCATTAAATAAAACTATGCTCTCTACTTGCGTTATATGCTTCTTGTCAGATATATCTAAAATAGAGATGACAGACGGGTCTCCGCCACGCCCGCCTATATCTACGCCCATGTAGTAAGTAGAATAAGGATTAACGCTGTCGGGTCTCTTTGCAGTCATACAGGATGCTATTAAGCTGTCTTTGAACATCTGCATTAAGTCTTCTACAAACTGAGCACCGAATTCCTGCGCGTATTTTAATTTAGAAAGCCTTGCTTTTGCTTCTGCTATCTTCTTTATGCCTGCTTCTCTTTGGTGCTGCGTCCAGCTTTCGCTTATAGGTCTATTCTGTATTACTTCTTCTGTAGTAACACAAAACCTCGTAAAGCTGCCATAAGCATCGTTTTTATTCTCCCAACAATCCCAAAATCTCCCATTCCTCCCAAAAGGAGTGCTTAAATAAATTGTATCTCCGCCTGTAGTAACTAATTCAGGGTCTAGAACCTCCCATACCATCTCAGGCATCTGTGAGCACTCATCTACATAAAGGCGAATAAGAGTCATGGACCTTAACCCTAGCCCTGTTATTCCTGCAGTCTTGCACCTTATGATAACATCGTTTTTTAGCTTAATTTCTGACTTAGTCGGCTTATCTCGCCCTCGTTTTATTAAATAAGCATAGTTTTCTTCCATATACATGAGGGTTTTTATAAAAAGCTCTTCTGCTTGAAACTCTTGGGGCGCTGTCATAAGAATAACGCCTTTCTTGCCTGATTTAGCAGCAAAGTCTCCGCAGTCCTTGGCGCAAATAGTAGACTTACCTACCTGTCTGCCACTACACATCATTTTATCGCCTTTACAATCTAAGAATTGCTGCTGCCAATCGTCGAGCTTCATATATCTATCCCCTCTTTGTCCTTTAAAATCTTTCTCATCCTCTCGCGGGCTATCTTCATAATCTCAGGTTTATATTTGTCCATCCACATAAAGAAAGCAAGAGGATTATTGTGTGCAGATATATTACGGCTGAATTTATGATGTTTTAAGCATAGAGTTATACCGTTATCTAATAACAACAGGTATTCTTTATGCTCTCTAGGGATAATATGATGTGAGCAGAGCCCGTAAGTAGTAGCGCAGATAAAACACTCTCGATTGTCCCTATCTTTGATTGTATCAGCCCAGATATTATAGATTTCCTTTTCTTCTCGCTTTTCAGCCGCTCTGGTCTTGAATTGTGCTATCACCATCTTTATCGTATTGCTCTTGTGTCTTTATGATTATTGGAAGAAAAAAGCAGTTTCTTACA